ATAGTATAAAAAGCATTATTAATAGCGGCAGGTAAAATTGGAGTTGGTGGAGTAAATCCTTGTCTATATTTCAATAAAGCACCTGGAGCAGATGAGTATTGTTCCCACTCGTCTTCAGGAACAGAGCCCTCTTCATACATCCATCTAAGATTTGAAGCCAAATTTGCATTATGAATCATTACTTGATGAGCTTTATTAATCTCTTGTTGTTTGCCAATCATTGGAGATACAGCTGACATAGGATAAGGAGTTCCTGTATATAAATAAGGAACAGGTATGATTGGATATTCACGAATAGGTAATATATATTCGTATAATGTTATGTCCGAACCTAACGTACAAGTAATCTTAACTCTTGTCTCAAAATACTCTGATTCATTTACAATAGAAGCACTTATTTCTTCGTCTTGAATTAAAATTTCATACTCTTCTTTACTTACTACCTTTTCTTCAACCTTATTTAATCTCTCTTGAGTAGCATATTCAATTTCAGCTCTTTTTTGTTGTATACCGTCTCTTAGTGAGTCTTGTGCTTTTTTAATTTCTAATTCAGCTCTATCTCGTATTATTTCTCCAGCATTTAAGGCATTCTGAATCTGTATTATTTTTTCTTTGGTAGCAACAGCTATCTCATCTTCAAATTGCTTTAGCTTTTTATTAGCTACCATTTTTATATTATCTATATCTTCTTTAGTCGGATATACTTTAACGCTTAGATTGTAATATGGAACACGAATTTTTTCATAACACTCATGATATGGGATTAAATCATCCTTATCGCCCTCAGGAGAAACAGTAGTTATAATATCTTCAGGTATAATTGCACTAGACTCTCCTCTATCTGCTTGAGAATAAGCATCGATTGAACCCTGCTCACTGGCTTTATTTACTTTTCTAATATCCTCAGGAAACATTGATTTTAACTGTTCTCTCGCTAAAACTTTTCTAATAATGATAAAAGAAGCATCTCTGTAAAGAAAATCACGGCTCATTGGGTCTGGGAAGACATCAAAAGGGTCTATTTTCTTAAAAACAACATCCCCTTTACCATTATCTAAATCTTGGTCAATATCTATAAAGAAATATCCCATCCCCTTAGTAAGTGAATCTAATATTACATTCCCATAAACTGCTTTACCATTTGATAAACTCCAGCAATATTCAGATATGTCGCTATGGACTTGTGCTATATTTGTATCGCTTCCCTCAACCGCCACAGCTTTCCACTTTGGGTTATTTGCTGTAACAAAATATTTCATTGTTTCTATAATAGGTGTTATTCTATTAATCTCAAAAGTAGGCATCCCTGATTCTTTCAATGAATCCTTTTCTTCTTCAGTCAATTGTTCATTAAGATAAAAATCATACCCTTTTTGACTTTCTGATTGCCATTTTATTCTCTCTTGAGAATTGGCAGTACTCCACATTTGATATATTCGTTCAGATTTTTTAGTTCTAGCCATATGTACCTTTACCTGATGTCATTACGAAACTAACCAACCTTTGGCTTTTCTTTTTGGTCTATACCACTCTCTAGTTTTTTCTTTTTTCTTCATATTTGGCGGGAAAGCGTGTAAAAGTGAATAAAACAGTGTCTCTATGGTGTCATCATGTGCCATTCTCGGGCCAAATGTAACAATTTCATGCTCTAAATCAAACATATTTTCTCTTAAATGTATATTTCCTGTACTAAAACGACCAGAAAGACCCGAATATATCTTATTTCTCTTCTCTCTTCCCCCTGGTTTCTCTGGAATAACGCTAATATCAAATTTGTTTTCTATTCTTCTTCTTTCATTTAATGCCTGGAAAACAGACCTATTCATAGCAACATCCTCAACAGTAGATGATATACAATGGTATTTTTGATGCATATCCATTATATAATCAACTACACCCTTTTTCCCTATAATCTTATCTCCACCATCCCTACCTGCTAAAGTAGGTATTGACCTATGCCTTTCATACTCCAAAACATACACATCATTCTCAGGAGTAAGAGCTACTGCCATTATAACTGAGAAATCAGCATTTTTAGTATTAATATCCGTTGCAGGGTCACAACCAACAAAGATATTGACAGGAATTTTTTCTCCTTCAATAGTGATGTAATTGACCCCATCTTCATGTTTGTAATATCCTTTCCAATACTTTATGTATTTTCTACCCCAAACTGCTTCGTCCTCATTTTGTACCTCAAGCTCATATTCTTGATAGTACCCATGTATTCTGCCTGCCTCCTCGTATTCCTTCTTCATCACATTTAATCTTTTTCGAGGGAAATATGACTCCCACAATACTCCTCCTGGCATTTCAGGTTGAGTAGATTTATAACTAATCACATCCCAAGTGTAATCATCTTTATTCTCTGCTTTTTCATAACCATCTAATATGTTTTGACATAAACTATCAAAATGGACAGGGGTTCCTGCAAATATTAATCTTCCACTATGCAAATCAAGAGCAGGCTTTACACCATTATATACAATATTCTTAATTTTTTCTCTTGCATCTTGAGTCACAGTATTTGTTTCACTCTCCGTATCGTCAAGAGCTACTACATCATATCGTTTTCCTAGATAATTTTCCCCTCTTACACTCGACAGATTAGAGCGACTAATTAGCTTTGCTCCAGTAGTAGTAACAATATCAGTTTCAGTCCACTTTTCTCCAACAACATTACCAAAATAATATTGGATTACCTCATTAGATGAGAAGTGTTGTTTAATATATTGAAGATTTAATATAGATTTTCTATGATTATCGGACACCCAAGCTATAAACATTAACTCATCTGGCTTCTTAAATAGAATCTTATTCATAAGATAAGTTTTAAATAGCTGAGTTTTACCACTTCCTCTGGGTAGAATTAATGCTAAAGACTTTGTAGTAGGTTCTAATAACGCATCTCCTATCTCGTAATGGAATGGAGGGGATTTAGATTTGCCAAAATCGCCAGGAAGGAAAAGCTTACCAAATGCAATTAAGTCAGTTCTGGCTAATTCTAATACTTTTTCGGCTTCAGAGACATCTCTGGAGTTAATATTAGCCATTATTTAATTTAAATTTATCTTTATTTGGTAGTTTTCTAGTGTCAAGCACTTCTTTAATATATTCTTTAAACATCTCTGCTCCTTTAAATCTTGGAGGAGGGTATATCTTGTCTTCATTTATCATAAAGAATCTACACATATTGCCTAAGTCCTCAAACGAGACTGGATTATTATAATATAACAATATTTCATCTTCAGGGTGTTTTTTACCTTGAACTACAGTCCATTTTTTAATTACACCCATTATTTTTTACTCCTTTTCCAAGTCAAATATTCAGCGCCCTCATTTGGTTCAAATATGGTCGTTATAAGTCGAGGGTCGTTATCTGCGTATTGAGGGTCGATAATTGTGACTGGACATTTGAATACATTTTGGTCAGGCAATCCCTTGTCTTCAGCGTATCTATCCATTTCTTTATAAGATGCGATTCTAAGTGCATGGGATATTAGTCCACTTGAAGGGTCTTTCAATACTTGGTATCCACTAACATGGGTATGTCCTGCCGTTAGTACATGGTCACGCCAGCCCATTTGTATTGCTTTTACTAGCCCATGAGCAGTATTCCACATTGAATGACCTGCAAAATTATGTCTTGCATTTATTCTAACTTGCTTTTTATTGGGGAATATTAAGTTCATCCTTACACCATTATTACTAAAGATTCCATTACTTTGGCTGCACATCCATTCTAATGGGTCACCTGCCCCACTCCAAGCATCATGATTACCTCCAACTAAGTATAACCAATCAACTTTTGAAATAAAATGTTCAGTTAATCGCCAAGATTCTTTAGCTGAAGAAGATTGTTCTCCATAAAGACGGGCTAATCTACCAATCCAGTTGTTCTGATTGTCTCCAATGTTACCACCAAACATCCCCTCTGTCTTTTGAATTAACTCTGCGTGCATTAAAAGTTCTGCAATATTAGTACCATCATCATCTATATGGGGGTCACCGAAATGAGCAATCCCAACAGGCCCATCCATATTGATTTTAACATTAATAAGATTCTCAGCATTTTTTGCTTTACTCTTTAATGCATACTTTTTAATCCTATTTTCAATCAAATCACCTATTGGCTCATTACCTGTAGGAACATCTTCGACTGTAAAGTCTTCAATTAACTTCTCTTTATTAACAATAGATTTCCATTTACGGATTGTCCTTATATGAACACCCATTATTTCAGCTGCATACCTATTATTATATTCATTAGCTAGCTGAGTCGCTTTTTTATAATCGTTTATACCAAATTTTCTATGATTTTGTGTACTCACTTACTCTCTCCTTCAGTTAGTTCTTTTCTTTCAGCCTGTGCCAGTTGTTTTGGAGAAAAACCTTGAAACATACCAACGATACCTACATCTCGTTTAGTAGTAGGATTCGATGTCCCAATAATTTTACCTAATTCTTTTAAAGATTGGAGGACTACATTCTCCTCTTCTCCTGTATCTGCTAATGCTTTTAGCCTGCGAAGTACATATTCGTGGTCAATGCCAAGCCCTTTTGCTATATCAACAACACCTTTTTCTACTTCATTCATAATTCTCTCCTGTTTTAATAGTAGAACTGCCTTCTTTTTTGCTTTATTGAAATCATTTTCTTTGTATATGTTTTGGACAGCACTTACAGCATCCTTACCTACAATAACTTCAGTAGCAAATAGCTTTTCTTTTTTAGTAATATTTTTTCGTTTTTTAAAATTATCGTTAGCCCTCTTTAAATTCTTAGAAAATGTATACCTATTTGGGTGCATATCAAAATCTGTGTCCATCTCAGTTTTATCATTTAGTAAAAATGTACCAACAACAGTTCTTACATAGCCTTTATGTGCTTTCCAATTTTTTCTATCTGATGGATGTGATATGTCACTTCTTTTTAATATTTCGACAACTCCTCCATCGTCTGCAATCACCCAATCTCCCTCTTGTGGGTCGTCTTTCCACTTTTTAACAGTTGTATGTTTCTTTATTTTCTTAAATTCAGCAATATTATCATATACAAAATGTTTTTTGCCCTTTATTTCTTTATAATTCATAACCCTTCTTCTTTAGCTTTTCATTCTCAGTAGCCAAAGAATCAATTAATCGGAGTACTTTTCTAGGAATAACATACGCAGAACCATCTATATCAATGATTCCCTTGCCGTCATCTCCAATAGACATACTCTCTAAAGCCTCCTCTAGCTCTTCAAACGTCTTGTTTGATAGATTATTTATTATCTCAGCCATTGTAGAATCTATAACTGCCCACGTTATATATACAAATTATAAAAAAAATATTTTATGTACGCCAGGAGTGTATTTTATCTAAAGACGCTTGGAGATTTTTAAAAGTAATTTTATCAGAATAAAAAGCTTCCATGACTTTATTTTTCTTCTCCACCTGAATATCCTCCGTCTCCACTTCCAATAAAACTCGGACAAAATATTTTTCATTATCAGTCATCTCCTGCCAACTCCTACTACTGTATATTACTGTCTATTGTATACTAGAATCTATTATTAAATCCCACCCGCGCACCCCGAAGCTACCCCTATTGTCAAGTGCAAATCAAGACTAAAAGTAAAAAATTCCGAAAAAAATGGAGGCAAATGCGGTGTACACATATTCACTGGGGGGGACGCCTTGAGTTGGGTTTTCCCTTCTCATGATTTTCGTTGGAAATCATTTCACCTCACTTTAGTCAGAAAAGGAGTATCATATTATGGCTTTAGAGAAAACCTATATGGGACGAGTTAGTTCCAAGAAGAATGGTTGCTTTTATAGTGCGAATCAATCATTTATGGGTATTAGTGCACTCCCTACCGAAGATAGTGCGAAGTTACAACCTCTTTATATTGGTCACACTTCACCATCTTCATTCGTTGCGAAGTATCCTCGTTTGATAGTTACGCTTCAAGACGATGGTAGTGTTGAAAACATCGAAAGAGATGTAGTATTTGTTGATGCCAATGGTGAAGACCATAGTGCATTAGATGCTATGACCAACGATGGTTCAACTCCTCAAGCACGAGATAGTGAAGACGATGATGAGGATGGCGTAGCGTAGTATTTCAAGGGTTTGGGTTGTGCTATTGAAACAAATAGATAGTATAGCCCATTCTCGAAACATTTAGTTAGAGAAGAGTATTTGCATAGTTGCTTGATTACCACACAAAGCGAATGATTGCTCTTCTCAACTATTGTTTTTTTAGGAAACAAGGTAGAAATCAGAGATTTCTTCAATATCTTTTATTTTAGGTGTCTTCGACACAATATTATATCGCTTCGCTCATCATTGTACCAATAAACACGCTTTAAATAACTTTCTAACTAAAGGAGATTACCACATTGAGCTTAATATTTGATGTTTATGCTAAAGTATGGGTAGTTATAGTTCAAGGGACTGACCATTGGCTATACTTTTCCATCTCTAGACAGCAATGTTTAGATTATATGGCATAACGTGGGCAACCACATGAATAAGATTCGGAGTTCTATTTTAAGGGTAACTTGGCAACAGAATGACCCTTACACAAAGATG